GGTTCCCGCATTCACGATATCTGGTAAAAGAAAGCTTAGATGTTTCTGTCTCTGTCTTTGACTCCTGTCCCTAAATGTGAAATCTCGATTGGAACTGGCTGCGGCCTTTAAGACGTCCACAAAAACCATTGACCGCTGCAATCAAATTGCAGAAATCGACGGTGTGCCCGTGCCGTGGGAAAATCCTGCGGCTTTGGCGGAATGGTATGCAGCGCACTATCGGAGCAATTCCTCAATGCCGCCGCCCACAAAAACCCGGAAACCTCCGCCCTGGATCCTTGACGCCCTCCATTCTGTCCTTCCAGTCCCGCAAGCTGTCGGTCCCACCCTTGTTCCCGATATCCTTCCCATCTCCTTTCCAACATTTCACAATCCAGAATCAGCGTCGCCCACGTCCCCCACTGATTCCAACACGGAAGATCCCCTCGCCACGGCGGAGGAAATGCTGAAAAACATCCTTGACCGTTACTCAAAAGCAAAGCTGGATCCGGCTCAAAGCTACAGCCTCCCCACCATGGAGCGCAACTATTTCGCCGCCCTCACCGCTTTCCAGCAAGCCCAGGAGCGGGCCCGTAAATCAGGCGATGCCGATGCCCGCATGCTCCAGCTCATCAACGACCGCATCGACGCCATCCACCGCAAGCTCCCCCGCCACCTCGCCGAGGAATTGCTCGCCTGCCGACGCGAAGTCCTCGCCGCTGCCTCCTCCCGCGAAACCTTCGCAGAATTCTGTCGCCATTTCTTTGCCGCTGTCGGCAGCCGTCTGGAAACTGTCGCATTCCAACTAGCAAGCTAGTATGTTTTCCCTCCTCGATCACCTCAATCTGGCCCAGCCGCTCCCCTCCGTGGATCTGCCGCCAGACCTCATTGATCGTGCCATCGCCCAGCGCCTCCTCAGCCACTGGAATCCCTCCCCGGAAATGTCCATCGAGCAATGGATCCGGGAGCGCCTCACCATCTCTGCCGGCCAATCGGCCACCGATGCTGGCAAGCCCCTCGACCTCTCCCTCAATCCCCAGTCCCGCGTCATCCTCGATTTCCTGGCCGATCCTGACGCCCGCGAATTGAACATCATGAAGTCCAGCGCGGGCGGCATCTCCACCACCGTCATCGCCGCCTGCGTCCACCGCCTCCGTCACGATCCCGGCAATATCCTCTACCTCATCGGCTCCGATCCCGAGGCCCGGAAAGTCTCCACCGTCTACTGGCGTCCCTACCTTGAGCAAATTTTCGGGGCTGCTATCATTGGCGACAAAAAGCAAGCCGCCCTCCATTTTAAAGTCGCCGGCGTTGAAATTTTCCTCGGCTCCCCCACCGAAGACCAGCTCCGCAACAAGCAAATCCTCATCCTCGTCGAAGACGAATCCGACACCATGGAAGAGATCCTCAAAGGCGGAGCCCAGGACCTCGACATTGCCCAGGCCGAGCGCACCAAAAACGCCCGCGGCTCCAAAATCATCCGCCTCTGTTGCCCCCTGAATCGCTACGATCCCCAGGCCTCATCGGAAACCGCCCAGCCCCGCACCCGCATCCACCGCCACTATCTTCGCGGTGATCAGCGGGAATTCCGTTGCCCCTGCCCTGGCTGCGGCATCGAGCACCCTATCAGTGAGCACAACCTGAAAACCGAACACTGCCGCGACCTCGCCGGAGACCTCGACCTCGACCGCGTCGCCGAAGAAACCTTCTGGGAATGCCCCTCCTGCCAATTCCAGATCGCCGATAGCATCTCCGCAAAATCCGCTTTTTTCAACGCCGGTCGCCACGTCCCCACCACCCGCCCTGTCTCCCGCCACGTATGGTCCGCCCTTGTCACGGACCTCGCCGTGCTCTTTGGCAAAGCCTCCTCCTGGGGTTTTGTCATGACCTCCCTCCTCCAGGCCCAGCGCGATGGGGAGACCCGTTATGCCGGGGCCCGCCGGTCCCACCTTGCCGAGCCCCGCGCCCTGGAAAAAGACGGATCCTCCCGCACCCTCGAAAGCCTCATCCGCCACGCCTCCCACTATGGGCGAGGCATCTGTCCTATCATCCCCAGCATCGTCGGCCTTGCTGCCGACGTCCAAAAAGACGCCAGTTATTTCCCTTGGGTGCTATCCGCTTTCAATTCCCGGGGCGATCTCTTTGTCCTCGACTGGGGCGAAGCCCAGGACACCGAGGAACTAGAAACCATCCGGCAACGTCCCATCCCCGTTCGCCTTGCAGATACCGCTGCCAATCTCGAGCGGTTCCCTAGCGGCATCGTGCCCCCCGTCTTTGTCACTCATGCCGTCATTGATAGCGGCCACCGTGCCAAAGGCGATGAGGTAGACCCCACCGCCACCACCGTTTACAAATTCATTCACCGCGCCGGCATGGTGCGGAATGGCGGCAACATCCGTTATAAATGGGTGCCCATGAAAGGCCGTGGGGCCAATCAGTTGGATGTCCTCCTCAAAACATCCTCCGCCACCCTCTCGGATACCATCAGCCTCCCCCTCATCCTTTTCCGGGATCCTGATTTTAAATCCGAACTCTACCACTACCAACTCGCCTTCGATCCCACCCCCGGAGCCCCCGATAGCAAAACCCAAACCCAGGCCCGCGCCCTCCCCCGCATCCTCTTTCCCCGCTATGATCCAGACGCCACCCTCGAGGAAAACCAAATCCCCTACAACAATTTTCTCATGGAACTCCAGGCCGAGCGATACGGCACCATCATGCACAAGCCCCGCAATGGAGGCCCCGCGCAGGAAATCCGCCGGTGGTATGTCCCCGCCGGTCTTCGCAACAACTTTGGCGACTGCTTAAAAATGCTCAAAGTCCTCCACGAAGCCCTACCAAAAACCAACGCCCATGCAGCATGACTACCCCTCCGCTTTGACCTCCGCTCCCCAGTATGCCTCTCGCCCAGCCCGTCATCTTCCGGCTATTTCTGCGGAAAACCCCCGCAGAAGTCGCCGCCATCCAAGCCTCTGCCGAGCAGGTCGCCCTCGGCATGACCACTAGCCTTTCCGCACTCGGGCAGAGCGCCACTCTCTCCATCGAGGACGCCGGCATCATCCTCGCCGCCTGTGAGCAGGTCCAAACCCTCCGGGAGACGGATCCCGCCGCCACCACCGCCAGCATCCCCGCCAACAGCCTTGGCCACACCCTCCGCATGGATGGGGCCTGGCTCACCGGTCCCTAGTCACTATTTGTTATGTCCCGCAACCGCACCCGATCCAAGCCCCGCCCCCCTGCGGCGGCTGCCCCACGCGCCACCCCGTCAATCACGTCAACTCCGTCAATCCCGTCCTCACAGTCCCCCGCTGCCGTAGCCCCAGCCACTCCCGCACCTACCCCCCGTGCCATCGGAGCCTGGTGGGGCACTAACCGCACCTCCACCCGCAAGCCCATTTTCACTTTCGCGGCAGATCCCGCCTATCAACTCACCCCTTACGCCCGGATCGATCTTGACGTCCACGCCCAGACCCTCGCCGCCAATACCGGCCTAGCCGCCGCACTCAAGCCCCTCGCCCGCATCGTCGGTGCCCTCCGCCCCCAGGCCCGCACCGGCGATCCCGCCTACAATACTCTCCTTGAAGCCGCCTTCCAACGCGTTGCCGGTTCCCCTCTCATCTTCGATGCCGCAGGCACCCACGACTTCTATCAATATCAAGTCGCCACCATCGAAAACCGCCTCATCCGGGGCGAGCTCTTTTCCGTCTTCACGGAGACCACCGAGGGAGCCGCCCGCATCGCCTCCCGGGGAGCCCACACCGTCAGCGGTCGCCCGGAAAATGCCCCCTCCCCCAATGCTCCGGAGGATGATTGGTATGACGGCATCCGCAGCGATGCCAACGGCTTTCCCCTCGCCTATCACTTCCCCGGCACCCGGGGAAAATCCGGCATCGTCCTCGATAGCCGTCAGGTCTACCATCACGCCAATCGCCACACCCTCGGGGCCCGTCGCGGCGTCACCGCCCTCGCCCCCGCCATCAATCACATCCGCGATATCATTGAGATCACCGGAAATCTCAAAACCGCTATCAAAGCCGCGTCCGCCGTCGCCATCACCCGCCGGCAGGATACGCCGCATGGCATGCCCCCCAGTGCCCTCGGCCTCGCCGGTCCTATCACCGCAGATCCATTCTCCGCGCCGGATAGCTTCGCCGCCCTCACCACTGACAGCCCCAACCCGCCCGCCCTTAATTTCGAGGATTTTGTCTCCTCCGGCATCTTTTCCCAGGTCCCCTTGGATGTCCTGCACGACGACCGCCCCCACCCCAACATCATGGCCTTCAAGGCCGACCTCATGCGCGACATCGCCGCCGGGATCGGCGTCCCCCACCAGCTCCTATTCTTCATGGACGACCCCGGTGGTGCCTGGTCCCGCATCCTCCTCGAGGCCCTCGTCAAATTTATCGTCGATCAGTATAACAATCACCTCCGTCCCTTCTGCCAGCGGTTTTGGGTCTATGCTATCAGTAAGGAGATCAAAGCCGGACGCCTCCCCCCGCCCCCGCGCGGCATGAGCCCCCAGCAAATGTGGAGCGTCAAATGGTGCCCGCCCCGCAACATCACCGCCGACATTGGCCGCATCGGTCGCCTCTCCATCGAGCTCCGCGCCGCCCTCATGACCACCCTCGCCGCCTACTATGATGAGATCGGCCTCGATTGGGAAGATGAGATCACCCAGTCCGCCCACGAAATCGCCTATTGTCGCAATCTCGAAGCCACCACCCCCGGTCTCCAGCCCGGCGATCTCACCGGCTGGCTCCCCGCCCAGTCCACCGCCGCCCCCACTGCGGAGTCCACCCTCCAGCAATTCCGCGCCCTGTTTGAAAACCTCCAAAAATCCAGCTAGCTAAAAAATTATGAACCTGCCCGAACGATGCCGTCTCATTGCTGATATTATTGAAAATGATCTACCTTTTGAAGTAAAGCACTATGAGAAAGGATGGGATGGGCCGGATAATAATGCCATATGGTATGCTGATATGGTGGAAGATTACCCGGAAATCCGTCTCTTTCCCATGCCGGAAATGATCTTTCTCGGCCCTAAAGAAGTGCCGCCGGGGTGCGCGATCCGTCAAATTGGCTCTGATTCCTGGGGGATTGTCACCAGCATAGATTGCGAGGGAATCTATGTGGCAAACATAGGGAAGGTGCTTTTTTCACAACTGCATCCAACCTACGAAATTAAACGTCCCGGCGAAGAAGACTGGCAACTCTGCCAAAAAGCAAAAAGCTAGTTCTCCCCCCATTTCTCCCCCCACTTGTCACAATTTATGATCACACTTTCCGCCGCCCACGATCATCCCGGCCCCCTCACCGCCCCGCCTGCCGCCATCTGGGCCATCCATCCAGATCACCACGCCGCCGCCGAGCTCACCCTCCTCACCCACCAGCCATCCACCTGCGGCACATGGATTGAATACTGTCAGGAAATCGCCGATGAAGCCTACGATCCCCGATTCGATGCCGCCACCGGCCTCCTCGTCCTCCCCATCTGCGGCGTCCTGCTAAAGGGCGCAGACCCGGAACTGGAAGCCTTTTGCGGTTATTATAACATCGACCGCCTCGCCGATCTCGCCCGCACCGCCGCCACGGATCCCCGCGTCCGTGGCGTCGCCCTCCTCTGGGACAGCCCTGGCGGCTATGTTACAGGCATGGATGGCGTCATCGCCGCCCTCACCGGCATCACCGTCCCCGTCATCTCCCTCGTCACCGGCTACTGTTGCAGCCTTGCTTACATCTTCGCCAATGCCGCCGGCCTCATCCTGTGCATGCCCGGATCCATCATCGGCAGCATCGGAGTCATGGCCACCACCTACGATTCCTCCGCTGCCTACACCCAGATGGGCATCCAGGCCCGTCTCTTCACCGATGGCAAATACAAAGGCCTCGGCACCCCCGGCATCCCTTGGTCCGCCGATTGGTATAGCCTCGTCGAGGAGGGCATCACCACCCTCTCCACCGCCCTCCGTGCTCGCATCACCGCCACCCGCCCCCAGGTCACTATCGAAGACATGCAAGGCCAAAGCTGGGAAGTCGAAGCCGCCCCCGCCGCCCTCCACGATGGCATCACCTCCGCCCCCGATGCCGAGGCCTGGCTCTCCGATCTCTCCGTCCACCTCGCCACTCTTTGACCCCCACCCCCAATCATTCAATGTTCAATGTTCAACGTTCAATGTTCAACGTTCCAACATTTCCCAATTTCTAAATTTCTAAATTTCCCCATTTCTACCATGTCCTTCCTCCGCTCTTTTACCGCTCACTCCGGCCCCAGCCCCGCCGCCACTGCCGCCGCAGAAAAGCTAGCTGCCGCCCTCGCCCTCGCTGAAAAATGCGAAACCCGCGCCCTCGCCGCCGAGACCGCCCTCGCCACCCTCCAGACCACCCTCACCGAACGCGAAACCGCCCTCGCCACCGCCACCGCCACCCTCACCGAGCGCGAGACCGCACTCACCGCCCTCCAAACCACCCTCACCGAGCGCGAGACCGCCCTCGCCACCGCCACCACCGCCCTCGCCGAGATGCCGGAGAAAATCAAAGCCGAAGCCATCGCCCTTGCCGCCGCTAGCGGCATCCCCGCCAGCGGCACCCCACCCATCCCCCACGGCCCATTCACCGGATCCACCCCCGCCCCCATCACCCTGGAAGCCTTCCGCACCCTCTCCTCCGTCGAAAAAATGGCTTTTTCCAAAGCCGGTGGCCGCATCTCCCATTCTCAAAATTAACACCTCGCCCTCTCCTCCGTCCCTCCGCCCTCACCCCCACCTCTCACTTATCTAGCACATGTCCACTTTCACCAATCTTGTCCCAGACGCCTACGCCGCACTCGACGTAGTCAGCCGCGAACTCTGCGGCCTCATCCCCTCTGTCATGCGCGATAGCAGCGCAGACCAGCTGCCCGTCGGCGCCAGCCTGCGTTCCCCTGTCGCCCCGGTCAACACCGCTGGCCGCGACATCACCCCTGCCATGGCCTTCCCCACCCGGGCAGACCAGACCATTGGCAATGTGGCTTTCACCCTCAGCAAGTCCCGCTGTTTCCCCTTCAGCTGGACCGGTGAGGAGCAAAAATCCCTCAATCGCGGCCCTGGCATGCTCACCATCATGCAGCAGCAGATCGCCCAGGCCTATCGTGCTGCCATCGCGGAAATCAGCACCGATATCTGGGCGGCTGCCCGTGTTGCCGCCAGCCGGGCCTATGGCACCGCAGGCACCACCGCCTTCGCCACTAACTTGGGAGAAAGCGCCCAGGTCAGGAAAATCCTCGACGACAATGGCGCTCCTGCCAGTGGCCGATCCCTCGTCATCAACACCACCGCCGGAGCCGCCCTGCGCACCCTGCTTAACAATCCCCTCACCGCCAACAACACCCTTGCTGCCAGCACCGGGAATCAGGGCGTCCTCATCGATGTCAACGGCTTTGCCATCCGCGAGGATAACATCATCTCCACCGTCACCAAGGGCACCGGCACCAGCTACACCAGCAGTGCCGCCGGTTTCGCCATTGGCACCACCAGCATCCCTATCATCACCGGCACCGGCACCGTCCTTGCTGGGGATGTCATCACCTTTGCTGGCGATACCAACAAATACGTCGTCACCACCGGCGTTACCGCCGCTGGCACCATCGTCATCGCCGCCCCCGGCTTGCGTCAGGCCATCCCCGCCTCCACCACCGCCATGACTATCGGCAATAACTTTACCGCCAACCTCGCCTTCACCGACAACGCCATCCTCCTCGGCACCCGCCTCCCCGCCGCCCCGGATCAGCAGGATCTCGCCGTCCTGCGCGAGACCATCACCGATCCCGTCTCCGGCCTCAGCTTCGAACTCTGCGCCTGGCCCGGCCAGCGCATGCTCACCTATGAGGTCGGTATCTCCTGGGGGGTCGCCATCGAAAAACCAGAGCACCTTGCCATCATGCTCGGGTAAAAAAAAGATTTGTTGGATCCTTGGAATGGGGTGGCCCTGTCCTCACTAGAAATGGGGGCAGGGCCATTTTTTTGGAAAAGTTGATGGTTTATAGTTGATAGTTGATAGTCCAACCCCTCAACCATCAACCATCAACCCCTCAACCATCAACCATCAACTCTTCAACCATCAACCTCACCAGTGTCCTTCCCCGCCCTCCTCCGCCACGTCGCCGCCCGCGCCGCCGTCCACTTTTCCACGGACGCCGCCGCCCGCCCCCTCATGGCCTGGTTTCCCCCGGCGGCTGACACCTACCCCGCCTCCCCTTCCGGCTACACCATCCAGATCCTCAATCACGTCCATCAGGGCCCCGCCCGCCTCCGCGAGCGCGAAGTCCTCGGCCTCCTCACCGAATCCGAAAACCGCCTCACCCTCCACCTCCTCCAGGACACTGCCCCCGACGGACTCCCCTACCTCCCCCTCCGCAACAAGACCACCCTCCTCCTCGGCTACAACACCCCCACCGATGCCACCCCCTACCGCATCCTCGACTACCAACAGCTAGGCCAGCAGCTCGAGCTATCCCTCGAAAAAATTACCTGACCTCATTCAACGTCCCCCATTCAACGTCCCCCATTCAATGTTCAATGTTCAACGTTCAATGTTCAACGTTCCAACATTTTCCATTTCCCAATTTTCCCCCATGGAAGCCGCCATCACCGTCACAGACGTCTCTGCTCTCACCTCCCTCCAATCCTGGGTGCAGCAGCGGGCCCTGCGCGGGAAATCCCTCGAAGACTCCCTCCAAAAAATCATGCGCTATTGGGTCGAAGCCGCTCTCAATAACATCCCCAAAGGCGACCGCCAAAAGATCGAAACCTATCTGAAAACCCAGGTCGCCGCCTCCTCCTCCCTCGCCTCCGCCGCCGCCCGCGGGCCTGCCGCCACCACCAAATCCGGCCAGCGTGCCGCCGCCCGCGCCAATGCCCTGCGCGGCACCATCGCCGCCCGCATCGTCGCCGCACTCAATATCTATCAGGCCCGCCATCTCAAAGCCGCCGCCTTTTACGCCGCCGTCAACAAATGGATCTCCCGCCGCATCTTCTCCGCCAACCTCCACCGCGCCGGCCTCCTCCCCGCCCGCCGTCTCCTCCGCCTGTCTGACAATGCCGGTCGCATGCCCCGCCTCACCAACATCCCCGGCTCCATCACCTCCACTTTCACGGACGACCTCGCCCAAATCGCCGTGGAAAACTGGGCCTCCTCCCATGGCGGCGATGGCATCGCCGCCCTCGCCCCCAACGCCTTCGAGGCCGCCCTCACCCAAACCGACAACCGCATCGCAGGCTGGATGCAGGAAAAACTCGAAGCCAGCGCCCGCGCCGCCGGCCTCGAAGTCCGCTGAGGGAAATGGGGAAATGTAAAAATTCAAAAATTGGAAAATAAAACCTAACAGCCCAATTTCCCTATTTCTCAATTTTCCCATTTCCCCATTTTTCCCCATGTCCACCTACCCTTCCCCCACCCTCCATCCGCTCCTCATCTGCCCCGCCCGGGCCGCCCTTGATAGCATTCAGCACCTCATCCAATACGGTCTCCCCGCCCTGCATGCCGGCTACGCCTCGCCCGCCTGGGAGCCAGAGACCGCCCCGGATGCCCAGGGCTACTATCACTCCCCCCTCACTCCCGCTCCTGCCGGTCATTGGCTGGAAATGGATGGCATGCGCCTCCTCCGCTCCGATCTCCCGGACACCGCCACCGGCAATTTCCTCGTTATCGACGCCCCGGAAAAATCCACCCGCCTCTCCGAAGACGATCCCCGCCTCCACCTCGTCCCCATCCGCCTCCGCGCCCGCTGGTCCTCCCCCCTCACCCCGCAGGATGCAGATCTCTTCCTCCAGGTCCTCACTCAAGCCCTCACCACCGGACTCCCCGCCTCCCCCGGCTCCCAGACCCTCGTCCACCTCGCCCGCCACTACCTATCCAATCCCGACTTCCACGTCTGGGAAATCCGCGACGTCCAAACCCCGCCCCCCATGCTCATGGAGGAAGGCTGGCACACCACCCGCGATCTCACCTTCGTCCTCACCTGCTGCCGTTGCGTCCGCCCCTAGCCGCTATCCCTCCCCCCATCCCTCCCCCCACTTCCAACACTTCTTTTCCTTTCAACGTTCAACGTTCAACGTTCAATGTTCAACGTTCCAGTATTTCCCCATTTCCCCATTTCCCCATTTCCTAATTTCCCCATTTCCTAATTTCCCAATTTCCTAATCTCCCAATTTCCTCCTCCTCCCATGCCCGCCGTCACCTTTTCCGCCACCGCCGGCATCATCGCGCACAGCAGCATCCCCTTGGATAGCTCCCTCCTCTCCACCCTCAAATCAGAGACCTATCTCCTCGTCCACTCCTGCCCCGTGCGCGAGGAGCACGACTACCTCGAGCGCACCGATATCAACGGCGTCCTCGTCTACGCCGCCTGGTATAACTTCAAGGTCCGCTGGTCCGTCACCGCCTCCGCCCTCGCCTTCAATGGCCTCGCTGACTATCACCCAGGAGCCGCCCTCTCCGCCTGGAATCTCGAATTTTTCAATGCCGCCCGCTTCCCTTTCCAAATCCCCAACAACGGCCTCCGCAAGCTTGTCCTGGATAACCCCACCCAGGATCCCGTGGCGGGTGGCCTTGTCGAAGTCACCTTCGACGTCCTATCCATCTTCGGCGATTCCGCCGGTCCCGTCCCCGGGGGCCTGCCCATCCCCACTCTCGAATCCTCCTTCCCATAACCAACCAATTTCCCGCCACGCTTACGTGGGGGACGCTCCCGGCCCCGGATGTATCCCCGGAAAATGAGCCATCCGGTGGCCGGAGCAACCCTCCCCATTCAACCCTCCCCATTCAATGTTCAACGTTCAACGTTCAATGTTCAACGTTAACACTTCAAAAATCCCCCATTCCCCCCTTTGACCCCCATCCCCCTTTAACCGCCCCTCCCCTTCCCCCTTCCTCTCCACCATCATGGCCGCCACCGCTTTTTCCGCTCTCACCACCCTCATCGCCTTCGCCCAGACCCCTATCGACTCCGATTTCGGCGTCCGTTACGGCATGGAGAATCAAGGACTCCTCGTCCACAGCATCGGCTACAAACCCACCCGCGACAAAACCGCCTATAGCAATCACCGGGGCGCGGACGTCGTCTACATCGGCAAAAACCCCAAGCTAGTCCTCAGCGTGGATGCGGATATCACCCTCCTCTCTGGAGCCCTCGCCGCCCTCCATCCCATGACCCCTATCCACAAAAACTACGTGCTCGATTTCTACCCGGAAATCGCCCACGGTTTTTCCACTGCCCTGGGCTATTTCATTTATGACGAGCCAGACACCTCCAGCCCCGCAGGTGGTCTCAACAGCACCAAATTTACCCTCACCTGGTTCGCCCCCGTCAGCAACACCAGCCAGCAAGCCGCCGCCCCGGCCACTCCATAACGTGTAAAGCTGATGGTTGATGGTTGATAGTTGATAGAAAAAACCATCAACCATCAACCCCTCAACCATCAACCTATGCAATCCCAAACCTTGGAACTCCCCGGCCTCTGGGAAGCCACCGCCCTCGCCACCTGTAGCGATATCCCGGAACTGCGCGGCACCATCGACGGCATCGTCCCCCGCGCCCGCCGCAACGATAGCACCGGCACCGGAGCCATTACCTGGCAAGCCCGCGGGCGCATCCAGCCCGCTGCCAAGCTCCTCGCCGCCCTTAATTCCGGCGAGCTGGCCACCCTCCAGCCGGAGCATCCCCTCCTCGCCGTCCTCTACTACCTCGAGATCCAAGCGGCCCTCACATCATGGGCCGCTACCAATCTCCGCCCCATGGCCCTGCGCAGTGCCCCCGCCAGCCGTCTCCTCCGGCTCGTCCCTGCCGCCACCGCCCTGCGTCCTCACGATCTGATCGCGCCCCTCTGGGAGTCCGCCCCCCGCCCCCATTGCGCCCTCGGCAGCATCCCTTATGCCGCCCTCGCCATCCTCTGCGGCTTCGTCCCCGCCCCTCATCTGGATCACACCATCGGCTCCCCCCGCTGGTGTTTCGACGCAGAATCCCTCACCCGTCCCGGCCTCACCATGGATCTGTTATCCAGCAGCATCACCGCCGCCACCCCCGCCCACACCGCCACCATCGAAGGCCTGCCCCCCGGCGAGCACCCCGCCTGCTACGCCCTCGCCGCCGCCATCACCCTGGCAGACTTCCAGCAGGCTGAAAAACTGGCTATGAAAAACCCCACCCATCAATTCAAGTCCAGCCACGGCCCTCAGTCCGCCCTCATGTCAGAGGCCTTCCTCGCCCCCGGCGCCCCCTCCCGCTACCGCGACAAACTACTCCGCCACCTAGCCTAAAATCCCACTCCCGTCAACCCCGTCAACCCCGTCAGTAAAGTCCATCCCATGCCCCGCAAACGACGCAACTTCTCCCCCGCCGGCCGCAAAAGCAAAGCCCCCGAGCCTCCCCCCCTCCCCGATAAACCCGACGCCACCCGCACCACCGACTTCTCCAGCCTAAAGCCCCCTTCCTTTTGGCACTAACTCACCCATTCAACGTTCAACGTTCAACGTTCCCCCATTTCCCCATTTCCCCATTTCCCCATTTCCCCATTTCCCCAATGTCTCTCCCC